GGCTCCACCCACCCCGGCCAGCCCGTCGACGGCGGCAACGGCGGCGCGGCCAAGCCCGCCGGTCCCGGCGCCAACGGCAGCGACGGCGGCCTCGGCTCGGGCGGCGGCGGCGGTGGCGGCGGCACCGGCGCGAAGGGCGGCGACGGCGGAAATGGCGGCCCCGGCAAGGTCATCGTCACCGTCTGGGAGATCACGCCATGAGCCGATTTGCCGTCATCGAGGCCGGCGTGGTCGTCAATCTCGCCATCGCCGAACCGGAACTGGCCGCAGCGCTAGGCTGGAAGTCAGCGCCCGACGACGTCCAGCTTGGCTGGCTGCACGACGGCGGACAGTTCGCCCCGCCCGAGCCGCAAATGCCGGTGCCCGAAGTCGTCAAGCCGCGCCAGGCGCGCCTCGCGCTCCTGAACGCCGGGCTGCTCGCCGGTGCCGAAGCCGCGCTCGACGCGCTGCCTTCACCCCAGCGCGAAGCGGCCCTAATCGAATGGGAATACGCCACCGAGATCCGCCGCGATCACGCCCTGATCGCAGCGATCGCCGCCGCCCTCTCGCTCACCGAACTGCAGGTCGATGACCTGTTCCGCTCCGCCGCATCGCTCTGAAGGTCGCTCATGCCCGACGTCCCTGTTCTCGACATCAACACGCTCGAAGGTCTCGCGACCGGCGCCTTCGTGCGCGATTCCAGCGATGGCCAAATCTACTTGCTTGGGCCGGCCGGCGCGGCGTTGCTTTCCGGTGCAGGCTCACTTGCCGACGCGATCTCGCAAAGCGCATTTACCATTCAAACGGCACGTGCCAGGGCGGAAGTGGCATCCGCGCTCACCGCCGGCTTCGATACCCTTGCCGAACTCAACGTCTTCACCGGCATGATCGATGGCGATCGCACGACGGTCGAACAGGACGGTGGGCTGTGGGAATATCAGATCGACGAATGGGTGCGTTTGCGGGACAGCGACGCGAAGGCGGCGGCCAACGCCGTTGATTATCTCGATACCAATTACAGTAGCTTAGGCGATCGCATGGGCCCGCTTGAAGAAGCGGTCGTTCGCGAGGTGACGATCACTGGCGGGCCGGTAGCGTGGACCGCTGCGACTGTCGGGCTTCCCGCTACGGCGGCATATCGAGCCGACGCCATCTACATCGTCAATTTTGCGACAGCGCCGCAGACAGGCGCCACGATTGATATCGATGGCCGGGGCGCACTGCCTATTCAGGACCGTAAGGGATCGAGCCTTGTTACCGGGGACGTGCCGATCAATGAGGCATTCCTGGGACGTGTAAAATCTGGAGCGTTCCGTTTGTTCGCGCGCTTTGCCAGCGCTCAGCCGGTGGCGGACCCTGTCACCGTAGTCACTTTGACGGAAGCACGTTCGCGGGACCTTGGCACTCCTACCCGCAACGGCACCCTATGGACGGCTTCCACTACCGGAGCACTGCCCACGAGCGTCTATAGGACGGATGTGCTGTATGTTGTGCAGTTTACGTCAGAGCCCCTAACGGGGGACACTATCGCTGTAGACGGGCTTCCTGCGCTGCCAATACAGGATCGTAAGGGATCTCCATTGATTACGGGGGATGTCCCGATCAACGAGGCTTTCCTTGCGCGTGTACGCAGCGGCGGGTTTCGGCTCTTGACGCGCTTCGCCAGCGCGCTCGGGAATCCGGACTATCTTGATAAGAAAGACGGACCGCTTCGCCTCAACCTTTCAGGCGCCTCCACCGCCTCGGCGCAGGTAGCGACCACCACGCCCGCATTCACGGCCTATCGAACGGGCCAGCCGCTCTATTGGCGACCGCTTGCTGCAATTGCGTCGGGGGTGACGATGAGCATCAATGGGCAGCCCCCGCTGCCCATAACTGACGCGCGCACAGGGCTGGCAATTGATCCCAACCAAGTGACCGTCTTCGGAACCTACGTCGGTCTCGTACAATATGGCGCCTTCCAGCTTCTCAATTTTTCCACCGCCGGTGGGTCCAGCGGCGGATCGGCAGTAGTCACCACGACGGAGGAGGCAGGGCTCGCCAAACCGCTGCCCCTGCCAAATGCTGCAAGCCGGATGATCCAACAGGCGTACGGCCAGTCTCTTGAAGCCGGCTATCGCAGGGCAGGCGACACCCCTCTACTGTTGTCCACAACAGCGCTCTATTCGGCCCTGACCTTTGCGGCGGGTCCGCGCTCCAATGGGGTCGATCTGAACTCCGAAATTGGTCTGATCGAAACAGACAACTATTTCTATACCGGCGGCGGTGACGTCACCAGCTATGGCGAGACTTCCGCTTCGGGCTTTGTTTGGGGCTTCGTTCGTACTGCCGCCAAGTATTACGGCTTCGTCCACGAGGAAGCTGCTAAATGGTTCATGGCGAACGCGGCACGCGGTGCGACCTCTTCGTCACAACTGGTCCCAACGACGCACCCCGATTACGCGGCCATTGGAAGCGAACCAATGGCACCGTTCGACGTGATGAAAGCGCAAATTACTGCCGCGAATGCGCGGGCAGTGGCCGCCGCAGAAACCGCGGCGCTCTACTGCTTGACCGGAGATCAGGGGCAGGGCGAAGAAGCTGGCGGAACGACTGCGACGGGTTGGCTCAACCGTTGGTTAGGGATCTACGACGGCACAGTGGCCCACGCGCAGAGCGTGACAGGGCAAACGTTCGATCCGATGATGCTTTTTTCGCAGGTCTATTCGGGGACGCGCGTTGCGGACGGGCAGAGCATTGCCGACGCGCAGCGCCAACTAGAGGTCGAACGCCCTGGCAGGTGCTTCCTGTTCATGCCGACGCACCAGCTCGCCTTGAAGGCCGGTTATGGAGGCAAAACTTACCATTCGGACGGACACCTATCGGCAGTCGGCATCTTCTACGTTGGCGCGATGCGGGGGCGGTCCTTCGCACACGCACTGTTCAAAGGCATCGAACCGCCTCGCATGCGCCCGATTGGGGCGACTTACGATGGTACGACTGTTCGGCTCAATCTGCACGTGCCAACCGTCCCCGCTGTCATCGACACTTCGGAGGGAGGCCCAATCGGCGTAGGCCGTGTGAAGGACGGCGGATTGGCGATCGAAGACGCGACGGGCATCGCCACATTAACCAGTGTTGCTGTGGGCGAAGGTGGCAGCCGCGTTCTTCTGACCCCCAATCGCGCTCTATCAGGAGAGATCCGCATTCGTGGCGGGCGCGACTACCTCGCGCCAATTCCTGGAACCTCCACGTGGTCTCCTGGCAGTGCCGCTATTCAGGTAGACTATTCTAGCAGTGCGGTCCTGGCGCTGAGGGACAGCACTGCCGAGACCTTCAACATCGACGGGAACGCATTGCCGACAGCACATTGGTGCCCAAGTTTCGACATGCGGGTTTCGAATTTAACCTAAGCCTTGTTGATGAGCCGCCCGATCATCTGGGGCGCGTGACTAGATAAGACACCCGCCCTCTAACGGGGGCGGCCGAGGTGCTGGGAACACCTCGAACCGCGAGCGGTAACTCGCACCTTTGGCTGATGCATCAGCCTCCAGCTCCCCCGGCCGTCACGGCGGGAGTTCCATTAGGTATGAATCATGAAGGAAGTCTTCGCAGTATCCGAACCCGTCTCGCCGATCCGTCCGGTAGCTCCCTACATCGGCGGCAAGCGCGCTCTCTCGCGCCGCCTCGTCGCCATGATCGATGCGACGCCGCACGATCTCTATGCCGAGCCGTTCGTCGGCATGGGCGGCGTCTTCTTTCGCCGCGCGCGCCGGCCGCGCAAGGAAGTCATCAACGATATCTCGACCGACGTCGTGAACCTCTTCCGCCTTCTGCAGCGCCACTACCAGCAGCTGCTCGACGTGCTCAAATGGCAGATCTGCAGCCGCGCCGAATTCGAACGGCTGATATCGCAGGATCCGCGCCTTCTCACTGACCTCGAGCGCGCCGCGCGCTTCCTCTACCTCCAGCGCACCGCGTTCGGCGGCAAGGTGGTCGGCCGTACCTTCGGCGTCACCCGCGACAACGGCGCCCGCTTCGACCTGACCAAGCTGGTCCCGATGCTCGAGGACGTTCACGAGCGGCTCTGCGGCGTTGATATCGAGCGCCTGCCCTATGCCGAACTGATCGCGCGCTACGACACCCCCGGCAGCCTGTTTTATCTCGACCCGCCCTACTTCGGCTGCGAGAATGACTACGGCGCCGATGCGTTCGCCAGGGAAGACTTTGAGCAGCTCGCCGCGATCCTCGGCAAGATCAAAGGGCGTTTCGTCCTATCGATCAACGACAAGCCGGAAGTCCGCCGGATCTTCGCCGCCTTCCAGCACCACGAGGTTGGCCTCAATTACACGGTCGGCGGCAAGCCGGTACCGGCGCGCGAACTGATCATCACCAATCGTTGAACAAGCGCTGTTGTAAGCTCCCCGCTTACAACAGCGCGCAAGCGCGATCGAGCGCGGCCCGCGTCATGGTGCGCGGGCCATGTTCCGCGAAGATCTGCCCGCCGAATTTGAAGAAATGCTGCGCTTCGGCGTGGTCAAGTCGGTCGACCTTGCGACCGGTCGCGTCGTCGTGGCCGTCGGCGAAATTGAGACCGACGATATCCGCTGGCTCGAGCGCCGCGCTGGCGCCACTCGCACTTGGTCGCCGCCGAGCGTAGGCGAACAGATCCTGCTCCTATGCCCCTCGGGCGAGATCGCGGGCGCGGTTGCGCTCGGCGGCTTGTCGAAAGAGGAATTTCCCCCGGCCGGCGATAGCCTGCGCGAGCTGGTCCGCTTCGCCGATGGCGCCGTGATCGCCTACGATCCAGAGGCGCACCGCCTCGATCTCGAGCTGCCCGAGGATGCGACGATCAACGTCACCTCTCCCGGCGGCGTCACGATCAATACCGAGGCCGGCGTGACGATCTCCGCCGCATCGGGCGTGACCGTCACCGGCGACCTCACCGTCGACGGAGATATCTACTGCACCGGTCAGGGTCTTGCCCGCGAGGACTGGATCGTTTGGGCGGTGCCCGAGGAATGACGCGCCGCACCCTCCAGGAGCTCTCGCAGCTCGCCGTCCTCTCGATTGCGCTTTCCGCCCTGGTCGCGCCAGCGGCATTCGTCGGCCGCGCTGCGGACTTCGCCAGTTGCTCGGCATCGGTGATCGGCGTCCTGCCAATCCTCGCGATCGCCGTCTTCATCGCGCTCGCCCTGGCTGACATCGTCTCGAGCATGCGGCAATGATCGGCGTCGACCGCCACACCGGCAAGCCGCTCGATGGCACCGCGCACCTCGCGCAGTCGATTGGCGATCTCCTGCGCACGCCGATCGGCACGCGCACGATGCGCCGCGATTACGGCTCGCTCCTGCCCGAGCTGGTCGACGCGCCGGCCAACGAAGCCACGCGCCTTGCGGTCTTCGCCGCCACCGCGATCGCGCTTGCCCGCTGGGAACCGCGCATTCGCCTCGCCAAGGTCGCGCTGGATCTCGGCGAGATCGCCGGGCAGTTCTTGCTGCTCCTCGAAGGCGCCCGCACGGACTTGCCCGCGCAAACCGATCGCGCGCTCGCGCTGTCCATCCCTCTCGATTTCACCGCGTCCACGCGCGCCTAAGGAGCTCGTCACCCATGTTACACGGCATCAAGATCAACGAACCGACGACCGGTGCCCGGCCGATCATGCCGATCTCGGCCGGCATCATCGGCATCGTCGCCACGAGCGAGGGCGAGGATCTCGACGAGGCCACCTTCCCGCTCGACAAGCCGGTGCTGATCACCGACGTGCGCGGCGCAATCGGCCGCGCCGGCGACACTGGCACACTCAAGCAGGCACTTGAGGCGATCGCCGACCAGACTTCCCCGATCCTGATCGTGGTGCGCGTCGCCGTGGCAACCGACGGTGTCGATACCGATACCGATAACATACTCGAGCAGAACGCGGCCGTCATCGGCACCGTCACCGCGCAGGGTGCTTACACGGGCGCGCAGGCGCTGCTCGCCGCCGAAGCCCAGCTCGGCGTCCGCCCCCGCATCATCGGCGCCCCAGGCCTCGATACGCAGGAAGTGGCGGCCGAGCTCGCGTTGATCGCGCAGAAACTGCGCGGCTTCGCCTATTGCCGCGCCGTCGGTGACACCGTGGCCGAAGCGATCACCTACCGCGATGAATTCGCCCATCGCGAACTCATGCTAATCTGGCCGGATTTCTCCGAATGGACTGGGCAGGCCGTCGCCATCGCACTCGGCACACGTGCCCGCATCGATCAAGAAACGGGCTGGCACAAGTCGATCTCGAATGTCGCGATCAATGGCGCAACCGGCTTGTCGCACGACGTCTATTTCGACCTGCAGGACGAAACCACTGATGCGGGCCTGCTCAACAGCGCCGACGTCACCACGATCGTGCGCATGCGCGGCTATCGCTTCTGGGGCAACCGCACTTGCAGCGCCGAACCGCTTTTCGCTTTCGAGACAGTCGTCCGCGCCGGCCAGGCGATCAAGGATGCCTGCGCCGAGGGCCTCGCCTGGGCGGTCGACAAGCCGCTCACGCCGCAGACCGCACGCGACATCGTCGAGACCGTCAACAACGACATCCGTCGCATGGTTCGCGCCGGCCAGCTGATCGGCGGCGAGGCCTACTTCGACGCCGCGCAGAACCCGAGCCACCAGCTCGCCGCCGGCAAGCTCACGATCGAGTTCGATTACACCCCGGTCGCGCCGCTCGAGGGCCTTACCATCAACATGCGTATCACCGATCGCTTATACGGCGACTTCGGCCTGAGCCTGTAAACCTTAATCGCCTCTCGCGCCCGCCAATCCATACCCGAGGTAAACCCCATGCTCCCGCACAAGCTGAAGAACTTCCGCACTTACGTCGATGGTGACAACTACGCCGGCATCGCCAAGGATCTGGCGCTGCCCAAGATCGCGGTCGCCGGCGAGGACTATCGCGGCGCCGGCATGCTCGGTCCGATCATGATCGACATGGGTATCGACAAGCTCGAGCAGGAAGAGACTTATGGCGGCATCGTCCCGCGCATCGTCTCGCAGCTCGGCAACACCGCGGCCGACGGCAGCATGGCCCGCTTCGTCGGCGCCTACCAGTCCGACGAGAACGGCAGCGTCAAGGCGGCCGAGCTGGTGGTGCGCGGGCGCCTGGTCGAGATCGACCCGGGCACCGCCGAAGCCGGCAAGGACACCGAGTGGAAGGTCAAGCGCTCGCTCACGTATCTCAAGTGGATCGTCGACGGCGCCGTGCTCATCGAGATCGACGTGATCGGCATGGTCTACAAGGTCAATGGCGTCGATCGCATGGCGCAGATCCGCGCCGCGATCGAAGGCTGATCCGCCGCCCTTCCCCGCTCCCCCAATCCAGGACTGACCTAACATGACCGATCAGCAGCGCCCCGAATTCTCGACCGTCTCGCTCGAGGATCCCATCAAGCGTGGCGACGGCGAGATTGCCGAGCTCACCCTGCGCCGCCCGCGCGCTGGCGAACTGCGCGGCCTTTCGCTGGCCGACGTCCTCAAAATGGAAACCGGTGCGGTCGCCAAGCTGCTCCCGCGCATTTCCAACCCGCCGATCATCGATGCCGAGGTCGAGCAGCTCGATCCGGCCGACCTGTTCGCCTGCGCCGTGGAGATCGCGTCTTTTTTCATGACGCGGGAAGAACTGGCGGCCTCCCGAACGACGTAACGCCGGCGATGGCGAACATTGCCGCCATCTTCCACTGGTCGCTCACCTCGCTCGAAGCGATGACGATCGAGGATCTCGCGGAATGGCACGCACTCGCGATCGAGCGCAGCGGCACGGACAAGGACTGAGCGATGGCCGCCGCCGACAGCCTGCGCATCCAGGTGCTCTTTGCCGCAATCGACCGGCTCACTGCGCCGCTGCGCAAGATGGGCGCGGGATCGCGCGGGTTGAAGCGGGATCTCGCCGAGACCCGCAAGGAACTGAAAGACCTGCAAAAGGCGCAGGGCAGCAGCAACGCCTTCCGCAAGGCGCAGGCGGATCTCGACACGCTTAAAACGAAGGTGCGCGACGTCCGGCTCGAGCACGAAGCCTACAGGACCGAGCTGGCGAACGTTGAGAAGGTCACCGCCGCGCAAACCCGCAAGCTCGAGAAACTCGCGTCGGCCGAACAGCGCGCCGGCGCTGAAGTAAAATCGCAGAGCGAGAAAGTCGAACGCCTCGGCCGCGATTTGCGTGACGCTGGCGTCGACGTCGCCAAGCTGGGCGAGCACGAAGAGCGTCTGGCAAACGACATCCGCGAAGCGAATGTTCGTCTCATTCAGCAGAAGGACGCGCTCGAACGCAACGCCAAGGCCCATGAGCGCGTGCAACGCGCGCAGGAGCTCGGCAGCAAATTCCGAGATGCCGGCGCCAAATCGATCGCCGCAGGCAGCGCCATGGCCGCGCCGCTGATCCTCGCCGGTACCAGCGCCGCCGCGTTCGAAAGCAAGCTTACCGATATCGGCCAGAAGGCGGACTTGTCGCGGGAGAAGGTCGCCGCGATGGGTCGCGAGTTCGATGTCATGGGACCCAAGGTCGCGCAGCTACCGATCGCGCTCGCCGAAGGTGTCGACGCGCTCATGGGCCTCGGCCTGGGCGAAAAGCAGGCAATGCAGGCCATCCGCCCCATCGCCACCGCCGCCTCGGCTTACAAGGCCGAGATCACCGATCTCGCCGCCGCTACCTTCGCCTCGCACGATAACTTGAAGGTCCCCGCACAACAGACCGGCAAGACGCTCGACATCATGGCCAAGGCCGGCAAGGCAGGCGCGTTCGAGATCAAGGACATGGCGCAGTATTTCCCGGCCCTCACCGCGTCCGCCAATGCGCTCGGCCACAAGGGCGTCGGCGCCGTCGCCGATCTCGCCGCTGCGCTGCAGATCACGCGCAAGGGTGCGGGTGACAGCGCCAGTGCCGCCGGCAACCTTCAGAACCTCCTCGACAAGATCAACACCGAGGACACGATCAAGCACTTCAAGAAGTTCGGCATCGATGTGCCCGCCGCGATGAAGAAGGCCGCGCGCGAGGGCAAGTCGCCGATCGAGGCGATCACCGAGCTTACCGCCAAGGCCACAGGCGGCGACTTGTCGAAGCTGTCGTTCCTCTTCGGCGATGCCCAGGTGCAGGCCGCCCTGCGCCCGCTTGTCCAGAACATCGGCCTCTATCGCCAGATCCGAAGCGACGCGTTGAAAGCGCAGGGTGACGTCGAGGCGGACTTCAATGTCCGCATGAAGGACGCAGCGTCCAAGTGGGAACGCATGAAGGCCTCGGCGCAGTCCTTCGCCCACGTCGTCGGCGGCGCGCTCCTGCCAGCGCTTGGCCCGATCATGGACCGGATCTCCGGCATCGCGGAACGCACCACTGCCTGGGCGCAAGCCAATCCCGCGCTCGTCCAGAAGCTCGCCCAGGTTGCCGCGATCATGGCGGCCGTTCTGGTAGGCGTCGGCGCGCTTGCCATCGGCCTCGGCACGATCGTCGGGCCATTCGCCATGCTGCGCTTCGGCGTCGGCCAGGCGCTGCCCTTGTTCAAGTCCGCCGTCCCGGTCTTTGGCATGCTCAGGGGCGCGGCAATGTTCCTCGCCAAAGGCGTGATGCGCGCCGGCCTGATGATGCTCGCCAACCCTGTCGTGCTCGTGATCGTAGCGATCGTCGCCGCGCTCGGTCTCGCTGGCTACCTGATCTACAAGCATTGGGACACGATCAAGGCTGCCTTCGCTTCGGCGTGGGATTGGATCTCGACCAAGGTCGGGCAATTCAAGGATTTCTTCCTGCGCTTCCCCGCTCTCTTTGGTCCGATCGGCCTGGCGGTCGCATTCGTCGTCAACAACTGGGACAAGATCAAGGCGGCGTTCCGTGCCGGAGTCGAATATCTCCTGGCGTTGCCCGGCCGCATGGCCAACTTCGGTGCGAACATTATCCAGGGCCTGATCAACGGCATCAAGGGAAAGCTCGGCGCATTGAAGTCGACTGTAACCGGTGCCGCCAGCTCGGCCGCCTCGTGGTTCAAGGAAAAACTCGGCATCCGCTCGCCGAGCCGCGTCTTCATGGCGTTCGGCGGCCACATCACCGAGGGCCTCGCGCGCGGAATTGATGCCGGCGGTGGAAACGCCCTACGTCGCATCAGCAACCTGTCGACGCGCGTCTCGCGCGCATTCTCCGGCACGTCGCCGATCCTCTCGCCTCGCATCGATCTCGTCGACGACATCGGCCGCGCTCTCGGCCTGGCCGAAACCCTGCAGGAACGGTTCCGCGTCGCCGGCGACACCTTCGCCGCCTCGATCCTGCGCGGCCTCGCCATCGCCACCCCCGCCATCGGCCTCGCCGGCGCCGCCCAGGCCGCGCCCTACGCCGTCACGCCCCTGCGCCCGCCCGGGGGCGCCGCCCCCGCCGCGCGCGCCGGCGCAGCCGCGGCGCCGGC